TTAAAGTACCCCCCTCTCGATAGCAAGCAGGTCACTTTCCCACTTTAGCATGGTAAAGTGCTAAAGTGCTAAAGCGATAAAGCAAGACAGCAATGCTTTAGTATAGTAAAGTGTTAAAGCGGTGAAGCGAGTACAAATGATTGGACAGTTGGCGAGTACAAATAATTGGACTGATAAAGCGTACAAATAATTGGACAGTTAGAAAATAAAAAAATAATACCTTTACGCAATAAAGAGCAAAAATATTTAGTTAAATAGAATTAACAAATACATAAAAGAAAAATATAATGTTTACAAATTATTCATTGACAATGGCGGTGTAGTGTGGTATACTATATATAGAGTTAAGGGAGAGGACAGGAAAAGAAAACCTTAACAAATAAAATTTTTAAAGTTGCAACGTTGCAACAGAAAGGAAAAGACCATGGAGAACATTATTAAATCAGAAAGCACAAACATCATGAACACATTTAAGAGTAACGCACTCAGAGAAAGTACTCAGCGTATCTTTACAAGAATGGTGAATGTAGAGGATAACAAGAAAGCTATCTGTACAGACCTTGCGGAGATATACAACAAAGGTACATGGAAAGACGATTTCGGCGATTTTGGGGACTACACATTGACAATGTTTAATATCACAAAGTCAACAGCAAGCCGTATGAGAAGAGTTTCCGACAAGTTCATAACTGACATCAACTCACCGCTTGACGCTGATATGTATACTTTTAATCAGCTTGCTGTACTTGTAACTCTTGACAATGAAGTCATTGAGAACTCAACTGTAAATCCAGATATGACTATAAAACAGCTGAGAGAATTTGTCAACAGTACAAAGGCTCTTGAAATGAAAGACACAGAGAAAGCAGAGAAAGCAGAGGAAGCAGAGGAAGCAGAGGAAAAGGAAGAGGAAGTAACAACGGCTGATAGTTGCAACGTTGCAACTAATGAAGAGCAAGTTCCAAGAGGTATTCAGCATTTTGCAAGCCTTAAAGATTTGTCAATCTGGGTAAATGCACTCATGGAGAAAAGAGAAAACCTTGAAAATATCGACATAAGTTTTGACGTTACAACAACACACACTGAGTATTAACTACTCAGTGTGAAAAAAGGAGTGATTATAATGAAAAGGCTTTTTAAGTGCGAGCTATGCGGTAAGATTTATGAAGATGAAATAAAAGCTAAACAGTGTGAAAAAGAGCATGAATACCCATCAGAGGTTAAGCCCCTTGCTTATGGTGAGGGTTCCATATACCCATATAAAGTTAAAGTAAAGTTTGGCAATTGTGAAGCGGTTTACAGATATGACAGCGGTTTGTGGGGTATGTAGCTATGAAGATAACGATAAAATCAGTCGTAACAATCCTATTGACAATTGTTTTTTGCCTACTATCATTAGCAGGAAAGATAACAAGTGAACAGTACATGACAGTTTTTACAACTGTAATCGCATTCTATTTTGGTACTCAGTTTTCAAAAAATGGTAAAGTCTAATGTGGAGTACGATAATAGTTGCGGTGTTATCCCTGATAGGCACATTTATTGGCAGTTATTCAGGGTTTAAGCTAACAGAGTACAGGGTGCAACAATTGGAAAAACGAGTAGCAGAGCATAACAACTTTGCAAGGCGTTTACCAGTAGTAGAAGAACAAATAAAGGTAATTAACCATAGATTAACAGATTTAGAGGTAAAAGAAAAATGACGTTTAAGGAATATATTTCTAAAACCCTAGGAAAATCAATTGAGTTTGACGGGGTTTACCCTTATCAGTGTTGCGACTTAGTTAATGACTATATGCAGAAATGTTTCAATGTTTTTACATACTACCCCTATAATTTTAACGCTCAGCAGTATTTCACAAGGTTCAATGAGGTATCAGCTCTTGTAAAAAATTTTACAAAAATTTCAAATACTCCTGAGTTTGTACCAATGCAAGGTGATATTTGTATTTTTAAGTCGCCTGACAACATCGGACACATCTCAATAGCAACTGGTGAGGGAAATACAAGCTATTTTTACAGTTATGACCAAAACTGGAACGGGCACAACTTTGTAGCAAAAGAGAGACATACTTATACTAATTTCTTAGGGGTTCTGAGATATAAAGGCAATGCACTTGACACAACAGGACTAAAACGCGGTGATAATAATGCAGGAGTTTACGCTTACAAAATGATGTTAAAATTGGCAAAGACTTGTAAAATAATTAGTGCAGGTGTTGATTTTAACGGAATTTACGGAAAAGGCACTGAAAAGGCTACAAACGAGATTTTGCGAAAGTTAAAAAAGAAAGAAAACGGAATAGCAGGAGTAAAACTGGTCAATGCACTTTATGAAGCTATTCTTGACAAAATAGTTAATTTTTAACAGTTAATACGTTATGTGAGCATTTAACAATACAACAGCAAATTGATAATAATTAACATTACAAAATAAGAGTGCTAAACCGCTATTGTTATTTTAACGTACATAACTATTATATTAAACAAATTACAAAAACATGGAAAGAGGTTTTAAAACATGAACGGATTTAACGTAAACATGACTAAAAAGGATATTTTTAACGCTAAGAGCGGAAGTATCTCAATCAAGACAGCAGAGGCGAGCGAGTGGAATACTGTTTCTGGTTGTGCAGTGGTAGAAAATGGTGGACTTGACAGAGATAAGAAGCCATGTGATATAGGTTACATTGCTACAGATATTGGAGTTTTCGGATTCTCTTCAAAGGTATGCATTGACCACATGGAAGAACTGGCAGATATTCTTAGCGACTGCCTTAATGACGGCGAAGAAGTAAAGGTAAGATTTGTCAAAGGCAAGTCAACCAAGGGAGAGTTTTATTCAATCCAGGTACAGTAAATAACAAATCGGAAAACGTGGCAATAAAAAAGTTGCCACGTTGCAACCGATTGAAAAGGGGTGAAGAAAAATGGGTTCAAAAATAAAGCCGTGGAACTGGAGTGAATTCGGAGTTTCAAACATCGATAAAACACAATTAACGAGCTACTATTATAAAATGTTGCTAAATCGTGTTATCAATATGTTTACATGGGAGAACTTACCAAATACCATCGATGAACAGGTGATGAACTTTTGGCTATTTGTGACAGGAAGAGTTGTGTTTACCGAGTTCAATGGAAAACTGTATGCACTAAATGGAAATTATGGCGGATATCCAAATGAGTACTATTTACCTACAGAATTTGTTATTGCAAATCCAATTTTAGGAAATAAAATTGTAAAGTTGGACGTTGACGGGGTGGCAATGTTTAATAGCGATACTGACAAATACCCCACACAAACAATGACGGGTGGTTTATACCCTATACTAACACTAACGGCAAATATGTTAGCTGATTGTGTGGTAACAATATCCAGTGCATTGAAAAACGGCAGAGTTCAAACCGCATTTTTGTGCAAAGACGATACGGTAAGAATTGCAGGTGAAAAAGTTTTAAAACAGTTATATAATGGTAACCCCGCTGTCATGATTGACGACACTATACTAAATTGCATTTCGCCAATCAAAATGGCAGATAATACAAGCGTCGCTACAATTCTACAGCAGACGGTTGAAACATATCAATTTTGGCTTGCAAATTTTTACAATTCAATTGGAGTAAATGCAAATTTCAATATGAAAAGAGAACGGCTAAATACAGCAGAGGTTAACATCAATGATAGTGCATTGTTTGTGAATGTTGTAAATATGCTAAACAACAGACAGCAGGCACTTGAAAAAATTAACAAAATGTTTGGTACAAACATAACTGTTGAGATTTCTGAGGAATGGAAAGACTTGACAGAAACTGAGGAAAACCCTACAGAGAAAGAGCCTACAGAGGAAGAGGGGGGAAGACAATGCGGAAGATAATAACGTTAAATAAATGGGTTGAATTATTCCCCACTATACAGACTATTTTTGATAAGGTATCAGCAGACTTGAAAATATTTACAATTTTTACATCAGCTGAAATGTTTTATTATTTTGCAGATAAGTTTGGCGAGCGTGATTTTTACAAGTTTTATGATAGTGAAAACACAACAAGTAACACTAACATGGTAAAACAAGCAAGCGACTATATAGCATTATATGGAAAATCTCACAAGTACGAATATGACAAGTTAGTTGACACTCTATCATTGGAATATAATCCCATTGAAAACTATTCCATGACAGAAAAAGGAACAGACACAAGAACACCAAACATCACGCAAACAAACAAGGGTGTAAATACAAATACTGTAGGTGTTGACACATCAATTACAACTGGAAAGACAACTTTTGACAAATTTGATAGTTTTATCAATGATACAAAAACTACCAATACGGGAACTAATACCGATACGCAGGATATAAACACTACAGTTACCACGGCAGGAAATGAAAAAACTGTACATGAATTTACAAGAAGTGGTAATATAGGAGTTACAACGTCACAGCAGATGATTGAAAGCGAAAGAGAGTTAGCAATGTTCTCTGTAGTTGATTTATTTGCGAAAGCTATAGCTGATATAATTCTAATCGGCGTATATTAAAGTTGCAACGTTGCAACTAGGAAAGGAGAAAAAATAAAAAAATGCAAAAAGTGAGAAGTCCAACTTTTGCTGAAAATTATGTCAATTTAGCGAGAGCAGTTGTATTAAAAGTAGTAGTAGATACACTCCAAAACAAGGAAGATTTAAAAGACTATATTTTATATAGTGATGATTTTGTGTTTTGGTTATGCCTTGCAGATTGGTTAAAATATGAAAATGTTATTAAAGATAAGGTTTCATGTTTTAAAGGGATTGACAATACGCTAAGAAAGAAACTAAATAACTATTATCGCTTAAAAGGCGAAGAAATGAAAAGAGGTAAATTATATGAAAGTTACACAAATTGCCACAATTTTGAATGAAGCACAGCAGGAGATAATCGGAGAAGCCGCAATAACAACGGAAAATCTTGAAAACGTTGTTGATATGGGCAAGCAGATTTTGGAAGCTACAGACGTTGACAACTATGTTCGCAAGCTGATTGACAAAGTCGGCAGAATGATTTTTGTAGACAGGGTTTACAACTCAACAGCTCCTGATATTTTGACGGATAGTTGGGAGTATGGCTATGCAATGCAAAAAGTCCGCTGTGAAATGCCTGACGCAGTTGAGAATGACAGTTGGAAATTGACAAACGGTCAGAGTTATGACCCATTCGTATTTACAGCTCCTGACGTGCAGTCAAAATTTTATGATAGCAAGGTAACGTACGAAGTGCAGATGTCATTTACAGAAATGCAGGTCAAGAGTGCATTTAATTCACCTGCTGAAATGAATAGCTTTTTTGCTATGATTGAGAACAGAATACGTTTTAAGCTCACTTTGTCAAATGACATACTTAAAACACGAACTGTTAATAATCTTATCGCAGAGAAGATACACAGCAATAACAATGTTGTTAATCTTTTGACAATGTATAACACAGAGTTTACTCAGACCCTGAAAGCAGACCATGCTCTTATGGATAAAGATTTTCTAAGATATGCAATTGGCAAAATCAAGGAGTATATCAAGTACATTCAGCGTCCGTCAATGCTGTTCAATGACGGCGGTTACACAACTTTCACTCCTGAAAGTGACATGAAAATGGTGCTTTTGTCACGATTTGTAAATACTGCTGAGGTTTATCTACAGAGTGACACGTTCCACAATGACCTTGTGAAGCTAAGTGGTTATTCTGAGGTTCCATACTGGCAGGGTAGCGGAACGGGTGAAACGTTTGATTTTGCAGAAATTTCAAAAATCGATGTTACAACTGCTAGCGGTAACAAGGTATCTCAGATAGGTATTATTGGAACTATTTTTGACAGAGACGCTTGTATGGTCTGCAATGCTAATCCGAGGGTTACAAGTATTTACAATCCAAAAGGAGAATATTGGAATTACTTCTACAAATACGATGCAAGCTATTTCAATGATACCATGGAAAACTGTGTTGTATTTATAGTAGCAGACACAGCAAAAAAAACCAGTATAACAAAATGATAGTTAAAACGTTGCAACCCTAAAAAGTTGCAACGTTGCAACTATATTGAGGTGAGAAAAAATGCCAATTATAACAACGTATCAATGTTCGCAGGACGTGAGAACAATTTCAAAAACGTTAACAAATGCAATAGAGTATAATTGTGAAATACTGGATACTATGAACAGTTTTTCACCCCGTATAAGATTATTTTGCACGTCCGAAACGTTTAATGCAAATATGGTGTATATACCATTTTTTGATAGGTTTTATCATATAATTTCAGCAGACGTTGAGAGTGCTGAAACCATTATTTTACAATGCGAGTTTGATATATTTACCTATTCAGTAGCACTACTATCTAGCGAATTTTTAGTTACTAGAAATGAAAATATATGTAGCACATATATCCCTGATACAATGTTACCATTAAAAGGTAATAAGGAAATGAAAGTAATTGAATTTACTGGCGGAGATTTTAACCTTGACACTGCCACGGCAAATAGTTACAATTTTGTGCTAAATGTTGCAGGCGGTGGAAGTAATCAAGGAACGGTGGAAAACGGGGGATTGGACACATGAAATTAAATCAAGAAATTTATTCTAGTGATCGCAGTATATCACTAGAATTTTTAAAGGGGATTAAAACTACACAATCAATGAAAACATTAATTGATAATGGTAAATTACAGTTAAATAATACCATTGATGAAACAATTTTTTATGCGGTTGATTTTAACCCTCCTGACGATTATTTTATAAGAAGTGGGTATCGTAAACCTCATCAATCGGAATTTGTTAAGGGAACGAAAACTCCGAGCGGTGTATGCGCTATGTTTGGTAGATTAAATACTAATGATACATTACAAAATCGCCCCTCACTTGGTAACCAAACTATAACTACATATCATAGACTGGCATATGATAGTGACAAGAGTGATAGTTTAGGCTATTATTTTGGCACTGAGTATAAATTGAAAGATTTTCTTTTTTTGATTCGTGTGATAGTGAGTAAATTTGAATATTCTGATATGGGTGACGTATCGTCATTTAGTGATAAAATTGACGTAGACGTACAAACATTTGAAACCACATATAAAAATACACATCATATTGTAGGAATATACGCACTACCATATTATTTAAGAGCTGAACATCATGATAGAAAACGATGTCAGGGGTTTAATATTATACCATTTTGCACATATTCAAAAAATTCTATTACGGATAATTATGATATTTATGGCGCGTTATATTTTAGCGATTATGATCAGTCACACGCTGTTTTAAATACGTTTATGTATGGGGTTGATGACATATACCCTTCTTATTTTAATACCTATGATTATGTTTATGCAAATTTAGGGTTTATTGATTTGTGGAATAAAACATATTTTGCTATTGGTAGTAATGAATATACGGGATATTTACCAGTTTTCAATTATAGCATAGAAAACATTCATAAATTATATAGCAGAATGGGAACATATTACACATTTTCGGAAAATTTAGCAAAGCAGGAAAATCTAAACCAAAATGGAATATATTGCGGTATTATATCAGACGATGGAAAAATCACTGGAAAATATTCTGAGGGTGTAGAAAATGCAAAACAAATACAGACAACATGGGATAAGCCGACAGATTGGCAAAATAACCCATTTAACGGCATAGGCAATACAGACCCAAACAATTACACTGATAAAATAGACCTAAACAAACCGACGCTATCTAATGTGAATGTTTTCAATAGGTCATTTGCGGTCACGTCAAATAATGTTCGTCAACTTGCTGATTTTTTGTGGAACGCTGACGAGACTAAATTTCAAGAAATTGTAAAAGGGTTAGCGTTAATGGGTGAAAACCCTATGAATGGCATTATTGACTTGCGTTTATTTCCGTTTAATGTGGCGTTAAAAAATTCTGCAACAAATGCCGAGCCTATTGTGATAGGCAGAACGAACACGGGCGTAAATGGTATTAAACTAACGGAAAATGTAAACAGTTTAATTGATTTAGGTGAATGCACATTTTTTACTAAATTCAAAAATTTCCTAGATTATGAACCATACACAACAGCACAACTATACATCCCATATATAGGGGTAGTACCAGTTTCAACAGCTGAATTTATGGGACATAGAATATCGGTTAAAATGATAGTTGACTATACCACGGGTGCAAGCACTGCGATAGTCTTCAAAGACGATATACCGTTTATTTACAGAAATGGTGTAGTAGGCATATCAATTCCAATGACTGGAAATGATAGTGCAAGTTATGCTAACACAGTTATCGGCAATGTAGTTAGCGGTGCAGTAGGCGGCGTAACATCAATTGCTAGTGGAAATATCGGCGGAATGGTTAGCAGTGCAGAAAAAATTTACAGCGGTTTTACAACTGGTACGAATTACCAAGAGGCGAGTGCAAGTTCTCCATCTGTTGCAACGTGGCAACCGCAAAAGTGCTATTTCATTATTGACCGCCCTATTTTAAATGTACCTGATAATTACGGGCGAACGATTGGTTTTGCGTGTGAAAAAACTGGTAAACTATCAGATTTTAAGGGTTTTACAGTTGTTAGCAACCCTGAAATAAATTTCAGGTGTACAGACAGCGAAAGACAATATATAGTAAATATGTTACAAGGCGGTGTATTTGTATGATGAATGAACATTTTGCAAGCGGTTTAACAAATGAGCAATTGAAAGCGGAGATTTTAAGGCAAGGGCGTAAAGCAAATTTACGCCTAAACCAATTGAAAAAAAGTGGAATGTACAGCAAAAACCCCATAATTTCTAGTAAATGGAATACGTTTTTACACGAAAGTAAATTCTCAACAAAAAAGAATTTTTTTAAGACAGGTACAAAAGGTGAAACAAGAACAGAATTGTTAAAACACTATGTACAGATTAGACAGTTTTTAGGACAAAAAACGACAGTGAAAGAAACGAAAACTATCATGTCAAAACACGCAAAACGTTTAAATATTTCTGAGGAAAATGTTGATAAAGTTCTATCAATTTTTGGTAATAGCGGAATAAGTGCGGAGTTACCTAACAGCGATTTTGTGCAACAGTTTATTGCTGAAATGGTTGAAAATGGGTTTAATGATAATGAAATAAATTCATTGTTGAATACCCTTGAAAGTTCAGCACGAACACAAAATGAAATGTACGACTTAATGCGTGAGCAATTACAAATGCTTGAATAGTTGCAACGTTGCAACTATTTGTAAAGGGGTGTAATAGTTGATAAATGTAAATGATTTTGATTTTAACATTCTTAAAAATGGTAATTTACAAACAGTTACAACCCGTACAAGAGATAATCAGTTTATTGAATATTATAACGCTCCGTTTGCATTTGATATTGAAACGAGTTCATTTTATGACGGAAAAAATAAACGTGCGTGTATGTACATTTTTATGTTTGCATTAAATGGAAATTATGTATATGGCAGAACATGGGAAGATTTTGACTTTACATTAAATAAGTTAAAAGAAGTGTTACAATTAAATGAATACAAAAGAATTATAATATATATTCACAATTTAGGCTATGAATTCCAATTTTTAATCGGTCATGAGCGTTTTAAAGATGTTTTTGCGAGAAACGCACGCCACCCGATTAAGTGTACTATGAATGAGTGTTTTGATTTAAAGTGCAGTTTAATGCTCAGTGGTATGAGTTTAGCAAAAACAGCGGAAGACCTGACAAGTGTAAAAATACAAAAATTAACAGGTGATTTGAATTATAAACTTGTAAGAACATGGAAAACCCCTCTAACACAAGAAGAATTAGGATATTGCGAATATGACGTTAAAATATTACACTATTTTATACTTGAAGAAATGGCAAAAAATGATAATGATATAACAAAAATACCATTAACTAAAACAGGGTATGTAAGAAAATATTGCCAAAACTACATTAAAAAACACACATATTATCCAAAATATAGAGAGAAAATAAAAAAGATAGCCCCAATTGATAAAGATTTATTTTGTTTATTACATAAAACTTTTATGGGCGGTTATACTCACGCTAACTATATGTATGTGGGAACGGTGCTTGAAAATGTTGCCAGTATCGACTTTACAAGCTCTTATCCGTCCGTTATGATTAGAAAAAAGTACCCCATGCAACCATTTACAAAAGTTCACATAAAAGATTTAACAGATTTTAAATATTGTATTAAAAATTATCCTTGTGTTTTTGAGGTAGAATTAACTAACGTTATTGCTAAAAAATGTAATCACATTTTATCACGTTCAAAATGTTCTGTTTGTGATAATGCGGTAGTTGATAATGGTAGAATTGTATCGGCAGATAGAATATTTACATATTTTACAGATATTGACTTTAAGGACTTTGAACAATTTTATTCTTATGAACATTTGTCAATTGGTAAATTTTACACGTCAAGTTATGGATATTTGCCTAAACAAATTATAGAATGTGCGTTAAAATTTTACAACGATAAGACAACATTAAAAGGCGTAGCAGGAAAAGAGGTTGAGTACCTAGTCGGCAAAGGAATGCTAAATAGTTTGTTTGGTATGTGTGTGACAAATCCTGTAAATGATGATATTGTTTTTGACGGAAAAGAATGGAATACAGAAAAGAAAGATATTACGGAATCATTACAAGAAAATTACATAAAAAATAAAAAGCAAGTGTTAGTATATCAGTGGGGAGTGTGGATAACGGCATGGGCAAGGCATGAACTTTTTAAGGGTATATTAAAAATTAATAATGATGTTATTTATTGTGATACTGATAGCATAAAATTTTTAAACTATGAGAATTATGAAAACTGGATAAATGAATATAATAAAAACTGTATTAACGAGATAAATAAGGCTTTAAATTATTATGAAATTAATTTGAATTTGGCTAAACCTAAAACAATTAAAGGTGTTGAAAAGCCGTTAGGGGTATGGGATTTTGAGGGAGTTTATTCAAAATTCAAAACGTTAGGCGCAAAGCGTTATGCCTATGAGCAAGACGAAAAATTTAATATTACAGTTTCAGGGTTAAATAAAAAGTGTGCCGTTCCGTACATAGTTGCAACGTTGCAACCGTTTGAATTTTTTGACAATGAAATGTATATACCTAAAGAATATACAGGAAAAAATACATTAACATATATTAATGACCCCTACAAAATTATGATAAAAGACTATCAGGGAAATTATGCAAAAGTGGCAGAAAATAGTTATATCCACATGGAGGAGCAAGATTATAACATGTCACTATCTGAACAATTCATATATTATTTAATTTGTGGTACAAATTTCGGTGGCGGAGCAAAAGAGCATACATTATTTGAAAAAAGTCAAGAATTGGCTACAAATTTTTGGGAGTGTGATTTTAATGAGAAATGAATACTATTCACTAAAAAAGATTAATAAGTTAAATGCTTTATACAATTTAATTATAGGGCAACGCTCAAACGGAAAAACTTACGCAGTATGTGAACAGGAAGTAAAAGGAAATTTTAAAGAGGGGTATAGAATGGCATATATTAGAAGATATGATGAGGAAATTATGCCAAAAAATATACAAAATCTGTTTAAGCCCCATTCAGCTTTAATTGAAAAATTATCCAACGGCCAGTTTAACAGCACTGTATACAAGAATAGGGAATTTTTCCTATATAATACAGATACGGAAGAAAAAAGTGAACAAAGTTTTTGCAAGTGTTTTTCCCTTAATGCGTGGGAACGTACAAAAGGTGCTGACAATGGTTACTTTAAATATATACTATTTGACGAATTTATGACCCGTTCTTTTTATCTTAATAATGAATTTGTTACATTTACTAACCTTTTATCATCTATTATTCGTGATAGAGATAATTCAATTATTTACATGATAGCCAATACAGTAAACCAGTACTGTCCGTATTTTGCGGAAATGGGTTTAGGCAAAATTTCAGATATTAAACAGGGCGACTTGAAATTATTTACATATGGTGAAAGTGAGCTAACACTAGCCCTTGAATATTCTGACAGTAAGGGTAAAACGGAAAAAGTTAGTAAATATTTTGCTTTTGACAATCCTCAATTGAAAATGATAACAACGGGGCAGTGGGAAATTAAAAACTACCCACACGCACCATTTAAAATTAAAAAAGAAAATATAGTATACAGAGCATATATATTCTTCGACAATGACGTCATCGCGTGCAATATTGTGCATTATGAAAATACTGTTTTTCTATTTTTTAACATTCAGACAAAAACGGAAAGCCTTGATTTAAAAAAAAGAGTTGTGTACAGTTTTGAAACTGACACGAACCCTCTACACGTTCAATCACTAGCAGAACAACCGACAGATGTACATAAACTTATTAATAATTTAATAACATTTAATCGTGTGTTTTATGCGGATAACTCAGTAGGTGAAATTGTTAGAAACTGGATAAACGCACAAAACAAGCACGCTATCAGTATAAGGACATAAAAATAACCCCGTGAAATTAATCACGGGGTTTGTTTTTTTTTTTTTTTTTTTGTTATATCACATAATCTCTTAATACCGTCCGTAGTGTTATCATAGATATTTTATAATTTGCTGGATAAACATCACTAATTATAGCAGTTAAATCAACAAACAGACAATCAGCTCCGTATATTTTATTAACAACTCTATCATAAAATTTTTTTGATTCTACTATAACTTCGTGTCGAACTTGTGAATAAATTATAACTTTATTTGCATTATCTTTATTCCATTCACCTATAGCTTTTTTAATACCCTTAACTTCTGTGCCATTAATTTTCATATTAATCAATCCTTTCTGTTGCAACGTTGCAACTTTAAAAAATTTTATTTGTTAAGGTTTTCTTTTCTTGTCCTCTCCCTTAACTCTATATATAGTATATCACACTACACCGCCATTGTCAATGAATAATTTGTAAACATTATATTTTTCTTTTATGTATTTGTTAATTCTATTTAACTAAATATTTTTGCTCTTTATTGCGTAAAGGTATTATTTTTTTATTTTCTAACTGTCCAATTATTTGTACGCTTTATCAGTCCAATTATTTGTACTCGCCAACTGTCCAATCATTTGTACTCGCTTCACCGCTTTAACACTTTACTATACTAAAGCATTGCTGTCTTGCTTTATCGCTTTAGCACTTTAGCACTTTACCATGCTAAAGTGGGAAAGTGACCTGCTTGCTATCGAGAGGGGGGTACTTTAA